AGTTCCTAACCGAACGCGCAGACGCAATTCGTCGAGAGCTTGGAGCTGGAGGAGGCATTGACCCTGCAATGGCCGCTCAATTGGCCGACACGCTTTACTCGCCGCAACTTTCTGGAACTCGTCCTGAGGACATTCGAGCTTGGCAAGGCAACATTACAGACTTCCTTCAAAATTCCATTAGGACTGGAAGCGCAAACGGTCTAAGCGGAGATGAACTAACCAATCAAATCGTTTCCGAACTTAAGCGGGTTACAGAACGTAAAGACATCGACGAAAATTTGATCAGCGGAATTGTTCTCAATGCTCAGCAGATGATTGGAGAAGCAAAGAAGAAGGTGGACTTTGCGTTTGCAGACAAAAACTCCGAGCTGCTTGGCGCTGCGAGAAGGGCTGAAGGTGAACTTCAGTTGGAGTCTAAGTCTCTCTTTGACGACATCAGAAATCTTGAGACTCAGAAGAAAGACCTTAAAGCGTCTGACGACATCACAAGAACTCAGATTGATAATGAGATAGCCGACAAACAACGGCAGATTCAAGAAATCGAAAGCGGATTTGACCCCAAGTTTGGTTACGGTAAATCTGTAACTCAATTTGAAACCGGCAAACAGTTTGGAGAATATGCAAACATTCTTCTTCAAGAATTCAAGGACAAACAGAAAGCAGGATACAAGTCTTTAGATCCTAAACTAAACTCAATTTCTGTTTCTGTTCCAAAAAAAGATAAGTTTGGTAAAGTTGTAAAAGACGAAAATGGAAACGATGTAACTGAGACTTTTACTCTCAATGATCTAAAAGATCAGAGAACCAAAATTCTTAACCAAATAGATTTCAACAAGAAGGTTCAGCAAGCTGATTACGATACGTTCCAAGAACTTGATCGTGTTCAAGGGTTGATGGAAGAGGCTCTTAATACTGATCCTGGTTTCAAGGCTGCATTTAAGGCTCAAAATGCAGAGTATCGAGAGGGTATAAACAGGTTTAAGGGAAGCATCATTTCAAGTCTTCTTAGAGATGTTGGCGAGGGTGGTGGAAGTCCTGAAGCTGTGTTGAGCCTTCTAGGAACTCGTGGAGGACAAGCATTAGAGGTGATGAAGAAGGTGGCAGGTTCTGAATGGGAACCCACCTTCAAGCCTCTGCTTGAAGACTTTGTTTACAACAAACTTCGTAAGGTTGGCCAAACTCCAGAAGAGTTCTTGTCTTTGTTGACGGAGGCAAAAATGGGCAAAGGAAGCCAATTGACCGGAGAAGTTGCTAACGAGTTTTTCCCGCAGCTTTCTGAAATCCAAGATGTTGCGGCACGTTACAAAGATTTAGTTGATAAAAAAGCTAATCTAACGACTCAGAAAAACGATCTTCTCGTTAAGTCTAAGGAACTTGAGGCTAGAATTGCAAAAGATGACAAGGCTGCTGTAAATTTGTTTAAGGAAAACGAAAAGAAACTTAAATCAGTAACCTCTGAAATTCAGCGTCTTGAACAGCCTCGCCCTTATCTTGGCAAGGAACTTAAAGAGATGGACGCTAGGACGAAACAAATAACAGCCGCTTTGGCCGACCTTCAAAGCGCTGTAAATGGAAAATTTCCCATCAAGTTGGATGATGATCAAATCAAATTGATTCTTTCAAATCCCGATTCTGAGCGTTTAGCAAAGGATCTTCAGCTTTACGTTCAGCAATCATCCAAGGAGGCGACTGACTTCCAGAAGATGGTTTTGGACGCAACCAAGACCGGCAGGCTTTCTGCCAATCAAGTTCAGCCGGAAGATGTGGTCAAGTTTTTGACAACTGATTATGGCAAGCAACAGCGGTATGTCGTTCAGGAGTTTATGAATGTCATGCGGAACGAAAGGCCAGATCTTGTTGGCGACGTTCAGAATTTGGTCATTGGAAATCTTTTCAGAGAATCGCTAGATGCAGGTAAGAAGCAGGTGAACATCAACAAAATGCGCGAGCTGATTTCTGGTCAGTACAATCCGCTCATTGTTGAGGCGTTTGGAAAGTCTGGAGTCGATCAGATGAACAAGATTGCTGATCAGCTTTCTGTTGTCATCGAGAAGGACAGCCTTGTTAAGAGCAAGCTCATTCCCGCTGTAACATCTGCCGTTGCCTCGGCTTTTGGGGCAAACATGTACGGAAGAATGGCGTTGTCCAACCTTGCCGCTGTAAGCGGAGCTGCTGCAATCGGAAGGATTCTCAGAAATCCAGATTATCTCGCCACAGTTACAAAACCAATCGATCAGGTTGCAAAGGATCAGATGGACGCATTCAACCGTCGATGGCCTAAGATTCTTACGCTTGAGGCTGACCGTTTGAAAATGCGTAACGATGAGCGACAAGAGGCTGAACGCCCTCAAATTCCATCTGCTTCTGTTCGTCGATTCTAATGAAAACCTCCCTCTCCAAAAAAGGTAACACCTATCAGGGCAAGAAGGTGACGCTCAACAAGCCGTTCTACACTCCTGGCGAGCGGAAGAAGAGTGCGGTGTACGTCAAGAATGACAACGGCAACGTCATCAAGGTTCGCTTTGGAGACGCCAACATGACGATCAAAAAGTCGAATCCTGAGCGTCGTAAGAATTTCCGCGCGCGGCATAACTGCGCCAGTGCGAAGGACAAGACGACGCCTAAATTTTGGTCCTGCGCCGCTTGGATTCTGGCGATTGTTCTGTCGGTTTTAACCTCAAACCCTATTTGAATTTATGGACAAGATGAAACTTGGTGGTGGCGGACGTTACGAGAAGCTCATCAGCAGCCTTGAGAAGAAGGGCGTTAGAGAGCCTCGCGCACTTGCGGCTTACATCGGACGCAAGAAGCTAGGCAAGGCAAAGTTCCAATCGCTCGCTGCGAAAGGTCGTCGCCGTGCTGAGCGTGAGAAGGCTAACGCTTAGGATACTTTCCCTTGGAGTACGGCTTTTTAACCGACTCCTTATCAACGACGAACTTCTCTGGCTCCGCGTAGTTCCATGAGATGTCGCCGCCTGTACCACGCTGGATCATAATTGATCCGGTGACTTTTCCGTCTTTGTCCGTCATGCCGGAACGGTCTGCCCGTTTCGCCATGCCGAGCATGAACTTGCGCGGATTGTTGAATCCAACCTCCTTCATCACAATCACCTCTCTCGCCCAGTTCGTCAGATCCGACGATCCGAATCCTGAGTAGGCCAAATCTGCCACGCTCTCAGGCTTGTCATCCTTGCCCTTCGGCTTAGGGAAGTGATGGACGAGTACCAGGACAACGCCTGTCTCCATCATAATCGGCTGGAGCAGATGCCGCGTGAAGTTCGCGCATACCTCAATGTCCGCAGGATTGCCACCCATGTAGGAGAGCAGCGGATCGATGTAAACAACGTCAGCCTTGGTCTTGCGAACGAGACGGCGGAGCATTGTGGCAAAGTCGGAGCCGGTCCTAACCGTCTCGCGGAAGAAGAGCATGTCAACACTCCGCAATCCTCGCTCCCAGTTCTCTTTTCCGAACGTCATCTGAGCAGCACCTTTGAGAGCGTCATGCTGATCGGCAATGTCGTTCTCGGCTTGGATGTAGGCCACCTTGAGCGCGCGCACAGGTTTGACGCCGAACCACGCTTCGCCGGATGCCCACTTCATCCCCTGATACGCGGCCATCGAGCTTTTGCCGCAACCGCTCTGGCCGACGAAGAGAAGCGATGAACCGCGACGTAGCCATCTGTCACCGATCAGATTGTCAGGATCATTCTTTGGGTCGTACTCGATGATGCTATCGAGCGAGAACTCCTGAGGCATGTCCTGCGACTCCAGATAGTCCGTGAACGCATCCCAGTTGACCGAGCCGACATTGATGGCCAACAGCTTCTGCTCATTGCCATCGCGCATCACACCGGCAAGACGGCTGAACCTGCTCGCGTTCTTGTTCTTCGGATCGATGCCGAGAGTCTCTAGCTGGCGATAGACGACATCACGACGCTCGCTCCATTCCTCCTTGTTCGCCGCTTCGACTCGCACCCAGCCGTGCAAGCTCTTGCCACCGGAATCGATGACGACAGACATGGGCAGCTTCGACTCCTTGAGGATCGTCCATTGCTCGTCCTTGGTCTTCTCGTCCATCTCGACCAGGACATGGCGGAACGCTGCCACGCCGGAATCAGAACCGCTCTCATCGAAGCACGGGTTGACGCGGACGTAAGCGCCACGGCTGTCAGGACCGTTCCACATGGAACTAATTGGCGGCGTGAAATGCTTCTCAATCCATTCGTCGCGCTTGAGAAATGTACCCTTGGAGTTTGGTCGAGTCCGACCTTCGTCGTCGCTTACGATGTCATTGCAGATGCAGACAACTTCGTCCGGTTCGAAGCAGGCTTTTAAGAAATCTATGGTTGAAAATCGAAAGTCCGATTGCGGAATTGCTTGGATCTTCCGCACCACAAACTTGCCGGTAGGCGATACGGGAGTGCCACCCTGACCGATGCCGGGATGCGATTCCAGAAGCCAGCCACGCGGCTTGTCGTGCGCTACTTTTGCGGCCTCGTTCAGCTTGTGGGCCAGTTCATGCGGCTTCCACGGCGGGAGGCATTTCGAGTTGTACTCATGCATGAGCGTTTCGGCATCCCCCGCATTCAGCTCAAAACCGTGTATGAGCGAGGTTGCTACTGCGAAGGTTGCTCCATGCCCATTCTGACCTGAGACGGCTCCTGGCGTGTTACGCAGCCATGCGCGCGCACGATCTACTTTTGATTGATTCATTCGATTCCAAGTTGTTTTCTCGCTATCTCCCCGCTTCGACCAAGATCAGTCTTGGCGATTTCGGAGAGGACTGAATTTGATTTCTCTAACTTGCTGAAAAGGAGAGCAAGCTCTTTGGGAGTCATCAGATATTTGCTCCAATGCTGGATGGCGATGGAGCGTGACTGAAACTTCGCAAAGAGCTGCTCTTGTGCGGCGATGTATAGTTTAGGGCTTCGCATCGATCAGAACGAACTTGGCCTTGAATTCGGCTTTGGTTCGAACGTAGACCTTGCTCTTGCCTTCGCGCATGTAGGCCACGCCAGCCCACTTGGTTTCTCCGATCCTTATCTCTACGTCGTCGGACAGGAGTTCAACTTCCACTGAGCTGTTTCCTGAGTTCTTGTATTTCATCTTCAGAAGCGTCGTCGAGATGGCCGACTCCAACCGCTTGCCATCCGCCATCCACGCTGCGTTTTGGCTTCGCTGGCTTGCTCATCCAACCTCGAAGAATCGCATAGTCAATGAGGCGCGGAGCTTCCTTCAAGAGTTGTTCTCGGGATATTTCAGATGCTTTCATCGGAATTGATTCGTTTGACCGCACGACCGCGACGACCTTCGGAACGTCGCATGCCGAGTTCAGTTTGCTCTTCGCTGGCGAATCCACGGCGGACAAGCCATTCCTTATACTTCTTGTCGATGTACGCGAAATCGATGCGTGGCGTTGATTCATCGGCTTCAGCGATTCTGACTATTTTGTTCGCACTGTTTAGGCTCATATATTTTCTGTATTCGTTTGTATGCTTTCTGCGTGTCGGTGCAGTCGATGCATAGATCGAAGTCTCCTCCGATTGTGCATCCGCAGCCAAGTGCTTTCGCAAGCTCCTTGGAAATCCATTTGTACTCTGCCAGCTCTTCTTTGAGGTCTTCGAGTTCTTGGCTCATTTGATGACAAAGAGAATGAAGTACGCGCTAGTGATGACGACGCCCATAGCGAATGCAGCGATGAGCATTTGCTTCAGCTCTTCAGGCGACGGTGGCCGATTCATCCTACGAATCATCTGCCGCCTCCTTGAGCGTAATGGAGAATGAGCAGGGCGTCACAGTTCTTGAGACTGACATCCAGATTCGGATATAGTTCCTGAGCCTTCGATTTTAGCTTTCGCTTCCACTCAGGACCAGTGGCGCACGCCTTTCTACCGCCGAGTCCGAGAGGTTCCTGCCAGATCTTGGGTTCAACTCGGTGAAGCGCATACCCTTGAGCGTAGGCCAGTCCTTGGATGATGCCGTAGTTTTCATGGAGTGTTGCGACGCTTGCGGCGGGTGTCAGCTTAGACACGAACTTGGGAACTTTCTCAATCCACAAGTGGCTATCTGCTAATTTGAATCCGCTTAGTAGTTGCGCCATATCGGGCAATGATTCG